ACAAGGCACGACGAGTGCAAAGCAGCGTCTGCGTGAACTCCAAAAGACGCTTATCGATATGTCCTTGGCCGGGCAAGAAGGCACGAAGGCTTTCAAGCAAATGGAGGCCGAGGCGGGAAAACTCAAAGACCAAATCGGGGACACCTCGCAGCGAATCAAGACCCTTGCAAGCGACACCGTAAGGATTGACACCGTTGTTTCAGCGGTGCAGGGGATAACGGCAGGGTTTCAAATCGCCCAAGGTGCAGCAGCGTTGTTCGGGTCCGAGAACGAGGACTTGCAGAAATCGTTGCTCAAGGTTCAAGGGGCCATGGCTCTCGCTACTGGAGTGCAGCAGGTAGCCAACCTGCTCAACAAAGACTCCATCCTGATAACCCAAGGGCAGGCAGCAGCACAAGCCCTCTACGCAACCGCAGTCGGGGCAAGTACGGGGGCCATGAAGGCGTTTAGAATCGCCCTCCTTGCAACGGGTATCGGTGCAGCCATTGCAGCCGTAGGGCTATTGATAGCCAAGTGGGATGACCTCACCGCAGCGGTCCGCAGGTTCCTGAACCTACCCGACCCGGCCATCGCAGCCAAGGCGAGGGAGGACGCTTTGATGCGTGAAGAAGCAGCCCTCTCCAATTACCGGGATGCATACGAAGCCCACACGGAGGCGCAGATTGAGGCCAACAGGAAGCGTGAAGAAGATGACAAGAAGACTGCAGAGGCTCGCAGGTTAATGATGGAAGAGCAGGCTCGGTCAAGGGCTATCATGGCTGAAACCGAAGTACTGCAAGCCAAGACAACGGCTGACGCTTTGGTGCAGATTACCGCTGACCAAAACGCCAAGCAGGACGCTTTGAACGCCCAAGCGATGCAGACCGAGATGGAGCGTCGCATCAAGTTCAACGAGGACATGAAGGCCAACGAGCAAGCCTTGGCCGACTTCAAACAACAGGTAACGGTTGACTCATTGCAATCCGTTCAAAGCATCTTGCAGTCCTTTGGCAACGAAAGCAAGGGTCTTGCTCTTGCTGCCTTGGCCTTGGAGAAAGGCCTTGCTATTGCCAATGTCATCGTCAACCTGCAAAAAGAGATGGCAGCGAATGCGGTCATGGCAGCAGCCAACCCTGCTAATGCTATAACCGCAGGAGCAGCAGGGGTCGCACAACTCAAGGCCTACAACACGCTTTCAAAGATTCGTGCAGGGCTACGCATCGCAGCGATTACCGCTGCTGGCATCCAAGGAGCCAAAGCCATTACAGGCGGAGGGGATAGCGGTGGTGTTCCAGCAGGAGCAGCAGGTGGTGGCGCACCGGGTGCAGCAGCAGCCCCGTCAATCTTCGCAAACCCGAACGTTACCGACCTGTCTGGATTCGGTCAAGGCCAAGGCCAAGGTTCATCACCGATGCGAGCCTATGTGGTTGAACGGGACATCACCCAAAGCACTCGGAGGGTTCGGAGGTTGGAGGAATTTGCAACTTTGGGGGCATAGGACATTTACCTGCATGGAACTACCCATTTACAGGATGACCGTTGACGAAGTGGATGAAGGGGTCCAATTCGTGGCCCTCACCGATATGCCGGCAATCGAACGGCCATTCCAAGCATTCAGCAAGGCCAAGCAGAAGTTCACCGAAACAGGCGAACGGAGGGTCCTGACTGGGCCTCTTATGCTTGCAGACACACCCATCTTCAGGAAGGACGAAACCTATGGCGAGTACTACGTCGTATTCGACAAGGCCACCATCCGCAAGATAGTCCAAAAGTACTTCAAGCAAGGCAACCAGCACAACGTCAACGCTTACCACAATGCCGAACTCGATGGCGTGTTCATGTTCGAGTCCTACATCACCGACTCCGAGCGTGGCGTCATGCCACCCAAGGGCTACGAGGATACCCCCGACGGCTCTTGGTTCGGGTCCTTCAAAGTAGAGAACGACGAGGTGTGGGACAACCGCAACCTGTTCCGGGGTTTCTCCGTTGAAGGGCTTTTTGGAATGGACAAGACCGAATCCGAACTGGAGGTCGCACTCGCTGGCCTTGCCGACGAATTAACCGCTTTTTTGCAACAATTAACCCCCACCTACAAATCCAATCAACTATGAACTTGAAAAACGCAATCGAATCCCTGCGAAGTGAACTTCGTAAATTCAGCACTCAAAAGCAGTCCTTCGCTGACTACAAGTTGACCGATGGCGCGGTTGTCCGTGTTGACGGGGACCTCGTTGCCGGGACTGCCGTTTATGTCGTTGCCGAAGAAGGCACTCTCCCTGCACCCGATGGCGAGCATGTCGTCGAAGGTGTTGGCACGATCAAGACCGAAGCAGGCAAGATCGTTGAGGTCATCGCTGCAGAAGTAGCCACCCCCGAAATCGAAGCCTTTCGTTGTGGCGTACCCGTTGCTGCTGAAATCACCCCCGAAGTGGCCGTTGAGGTTACCGAGGAAATCAAAGAAGCCTATCCTGCTATGACCCCCGAAGTCGTTGAGGCTATCGTCGCCAAGCACCTCGGAGCCATCATGGAAGAACTCAAAGCAGCATACGCTGAAATGGGCAAGATGAAGGAGAAAATGTCCGCATTTGCATCGCAGGTCGAAACCATGGCCGACATCGTCGAAAAGGTTTCCGAACTCCCAGCCGAAGCCCCAAAAGCAAGCGGTTCAGCAATCGTTGAGCAACGCAAGGCTCAAGCCTCGCAGAACTTCAACGCTCTCGCACAAGCATTACAATCACTCAAATCCAAAAACTAAACCCCTAAACCCCCATTAACAATGGCATATTCGTTCACAGGATTAACCTCCTACACCGACCAAGAGAGGCTTCCTCTCATCACCAAGGCCGTGTTCTCGGCCCGTTCAGCAGCCCTGTTCACCAAGCAGGTGGGCATCAAGTTCGCTGCTGCCCTCAACCTCATGGACACCGATGCAGTTCTGCAAGGCGGTGATACTTGCGGTTACACAAGTTCAGGCACGACTGCCTTCACCCAGCGGAATATCACCGTTGGACGCATGAAGGTTCAAGAAACCTTGTGTCCTCGCTCTTTAGAGCAGTACTGGATGCAGACCCAGTTGACTGCTGGCTCTACCTACGATAGCGTTCCTTTCGAGCAGGCTTTCTCCGAGCAGAAGGCTCTCCGTATCGCAGAGGCTTTGGAAAATGCAATTTGGAAGGGCAACACCTACTTTTCAGGTGTCAACCAGTTGTTGAACGCTGCATCGGGTTCTACCATCAACGGCAACACTGGTGCGGTTTCTGCGTCCGTTGGTATCACCACAGGCAACGCAATCGCCATCTTTGACGGCATCTACAACCAAATCCCACAGGCCATCTTGACCAAGACTGACCTCGTAATCTTCTGCGGTTGGGACAACTTCCGTACCTTGCTTGGTGCTTTCAAGTCCTCCACAGCGGTTATGTACAACCAAGTTGACTTGGCTGGACTTGCGGATGGCGACATCATGTATCCCGGCACAAACGTCCGTGTCATTGCAGTCCCCGGCTTGACTGGAACAAACCGCATCGTTTCGTCTTACCTCGGTAACTTCTTCTACGGAACCGACCTTTTGAGCGACGAGGAGCAGTTCTCAATTTGGTTCAGCAAAGACAACGATGAAGTCCGCTTCCAAGCAGCCTTCAAAGCAGGTGTCCAAATCGCTTACCCCGACTTGGTTGTTGACTTCCGCTTGACCTAATGTGTAGGGGGGAGGGAAACCTCCCCCTGCTTTTTGTTCCTTGAAACTTAAAACCCAAATACACATATGTCCTGCGCACTAACAACTGGTTACACACTCGGCTGCCGTGATTCAGTCGGTGGCATCAAAGCAATTTACGTCCAAAATTGGATTTCTACCGGGTCCTGCAACACTAACCTTTCAGGTGCGGTTACGGGGTTCACCGGGTACAATGCAAGCGGTTTTTTTGAATACGACTTGACTAAGGCGACTTCGTCGATGACGGAAACGCTGAATGCAAGCATGGAGAATGGTACAATCTTCTACTCACCTGAAGTGACCTTCACCATCAACAAAATGCAAGTCGCAGTACGCAATGAACTCCGTTTGCTCGCTCGTAGTAAAGTCATCGTCATCGTTCAAGACAACAACAGTCGTTACTGGTTGCTGGGTGCTATAAATGGCCTTGAGGCAACCGCTGGAACCGCTGGAAGTGGTA